AGGGCAGCCTTATCTACTGCGCGTTGAGCTGCTAAAAACTCCAGCTCGTCTTTTTCCTTTTTGATAGCCTCGAGATCGGCAAGAAAAACCTCAAGCTCTGCGCCTTCTAATTTTCTTTTACCTTGTTCATTTGAGATCCAAATATCAGGCATTGCTATAGCCATATACTCTTACCTTTCCTGTAATTGTGCCGCTAGCTGGAAATAAAGTAAATCCAGTAAAAGAGGTAGTCGTATTAAACGCGCCTGCGTTGCTATAAATAAGGCTTTGGCTACCAGTCGTTCTTGCCATTAAATTTGTATATGTTGTCGCTTTAGTCTCAAAAGGATTAGCGATATTGAACGTCATACCAGACGTACTCCCAGACTCGAGGTACCCATAAGTAAAAGAGGTAGCACTGCTGCCGCCTTCACCTGCTGGCGTTGTTGCATTAGATACATTATAAATTCCAGACCAAAAATAATTGCTAGTCGTGTTATCTGCGCCACCTACTCGCAATCTTAATTGTTGGTAACCGGTTGCGCTAGGTGCATCCATAGTTAATTGCACTAGATAATTTTGATAAGTAGTAGAAAATACATCGTTTACGTTATGAGCTGATGATCCACTAAAACTCGTGGATGATATAAGGGTTAATGCACCACCACCGGCGGCCGCTGCCCACTTAAGGCCCGTAGCCTCGGCTGAGTCTGCCGTAAGTACGGTGCCATTAGCACCGACTCCTAAACGCGATACGGTATCGGCTGCAGTAGCCGCAATTAAATCGCCTTTTGCATCGACAATAGATTTAGCGACTGCACCGTTAGCAAGATCGTAAGTAGTTTTAACTGCATTAGCCGTAGCTGCAAGAGTCGTAGAAGTACTAGAAGTAGAGTCTGATAACTGCACTGCGCCAAGGTTAGAGGTAGTACCGCTGAGGATACCTACGGTAACGGTACCCGAGGTACCTCCACCAGTAAGAGGGCTCGATACTGTAACGCCAGTAATATCACCGGCAGCATCGGTAACCCATACAAAGTCCATATCGGTATTAGAGTTTTTAGCTAGTACTTGGCCGCTTGTACCGCCTTTAAGATCGACAAGCGAGGCATCTATAGAATCGCCTAGAGCCTCGATCGCAGTAGCACCATCTTTTACTAAATCTGTCGATGTGGGTACTGGCCAGTTAAAATTAGGGGTTACCGTTGCCATTATGTTAATCCTCCAAAAGCGTTTTCCCAGATAAGAGTAGCATTTACTCCAGTCCAAACTAGGTTAGACGGGCTAACCGTGTCCCACTGTGGCGCGACAAGTGAGAAATCTGTAGGGCTTAGGGTAAGGGTTA